GTAGTGGTTGAAACCCGCGTGCTTGACCCGCAAAAGGTGGAGTGCGTGCGCGGCGAGATGGGCGAGCCGCTTTACAAAATCACTACACAGGAAGGCAGCAGCACGCTGGGTGCTGATAACATTGTGCACATTCCGTTGTTTGCAACGGGCGAGCATATGCGTGGAATGTCACCAATTGAGCACCACCGCGTAACCCTTGGGCTTGCAAGCGCATCCCAATTGTTTGGCGCGAAGTTCTACGAGCAGGGCGCAACGGTTGGCGGTGTGGTGAAGGTGCCTGGTGAGTTGACGGCAGACCAAGCAGAGAATCTGCGCGCAGGATTTGCACGCAGGCACGAGGGTGTTGACCGCGCTTGGCGCGTTGCAGTGCTCACCGGCGGCGCTGACTATTCACAGATGAGCGTAAAGATTTCTGACCTGCAGCTTGTAGAAACTCTCCATTGGGGTGTTGAAAGCGTGGGGAGAATTTATGGTGTGCCCCTTCAGTACCTGCAATACCCAGGCGGCAACACCAGCTATAACAGCGCAGAAACGCTTGGGCAGGCCTGGCTGGTTTTGGGATTAGCGCCAATGCTTGCACGAATTGAAGCGGGCTTGCAGCGCCTTATCGTTGGAGAAACCACCTTTATCAAGTTCAACACCGCTGGGCTGTTGCGCGCAACGCAGCGCGAGCGAATGGATTCCTATGCGGTTGCTTTGCAAAACGGAATTCTCACGCTAGATGAAGTGCGCACTTATGAGGATTTGCCGCGGCTCGCAGTTGGCGGTGACCAGCATTGGAAGCCACTAAACATTGGCGTAGTAGGGGAGGAGCCGCAGCCTTGAGCTACATAATCACAGACATTGACGGCACACTTACCACCACAGGCGATACGCCAAACCAGCCCTACATTGACTGGCTTAAGAGTTGGGTGCAGGATACTGGCGATGAGGTGATTGTGGTAAGCGCCCGCCCTATTTCACGCTTTGCTGAAACTGAACGCTGGCTTGACGAAAACTCAGTGCCCTACACGCAAGTGTTTCTGCAAGACTTCAATGAGGCTGGCGGCCCTGCTGTCAACGAAGCCTTTAAGGCATATAAGTATTCAAAACTGCAAGAGCAGTACGGTGACGAAATTTTGTTTTTGGTTGACAATGACGCGGAGGCGCGTGATGCCGCTGAGGGTATGGGAATTAAAGCCTACACACCTGATGAGGTGCTAAGCGCCCAGCCTGAGCCTGACAGAGCGCTACCAGATGCGTACCGCCCAGCCGGTACGGATGGCGCACCAGCAGGGCAGAATTGCGGAAACTGTGCCTTTTACAGTGACGGTTATTGCACAAAGTGGGATGCCAATGTTAAGAGGAATTATTATTGCGCGGCTTGGAAAGCGGTGGCGCAAACCGCTCCGCAAACCGCACCAGCAGAAAGCCCAAGCTCATACAGCGCAGACAATACAGAGCACGATGAGGCACGCGTGGTGATTGATGTGCCTGAGTTTATCCGCGATGCTGCTGCCAAGGGCTTGACATATTACGAGAATGGCTACGCGGGTGACGGGCTGCAGGAGCAGACCGTTGAGGAAGCGCGGCAGCTGCGCGCTGGGCAGGTTGAGGATGAAAAAGTTACGCGTATGCGCGCTTGGATTCTCCGCCACCGTGGCGATTGGGAGGGGGTGCCACAGAATAGTGACGCTGCCAATGATGACTTCCCAGGCCCTGGGGCTGTTGCCGGTTACCTGTGGGGCGTGGAGGTAACACAGGCTGATGGCGCTGACAGAGTTCTACAATGGGCAGACCGCGTGCTAAACACGCTGGCAAATGATGAAAGGTTTGATGTGAAAGAGTTTGAGCGCCGCGCCCTCCCAATGGGTGAGTTCACAGTTTCCGATACTGAGGATGGGCAAAAGACCTTCAGCGGCTATGCCGCTCTTTTTGATACACCAAGCGCAGGGCTGCCATTCACTGAGGTGATTGCACCAGGCGCATTCAAGCGCACGCTTTCACGCGCTGCCGCTGGCAGTAAGGTGGTTGCATTCCTGTTTGGGCACGATGAAACCCGCGCACTTGCCACCACGGCAAGCGGGCGGCTCTCACTCCAGGAGGATGAGCGCGGGTTGCGCGTTGAGGCGAAGCTTGACCCTGCTGACCCTGACGCTGCCGGTGTTATTTCTAAGTTGACACACGAGGCCGCTGCAATGGGTATGAGCTTTGGCTTTACTACCCCAAAGGGCGGCGATGAGTGGAGCGGCGATAAGCGCACCATTCGTGAAGTCAACTTGTTTGAGGTGAGCGTGTTGAGCGCTGGGCAGACACCTGCCTACCCTGCAACGCTTGGCCTCACCGCTGTGCGCAAGCTCTCCGCCGATAAAATCGGTGTTGAGGCTGAGCGCCTTATGTCTACCCTTGAGGCAATCAAAGCTGCGCAACCGCTCAGCGATGATGACCTTGAGGTTATTGACCAGGTACGCAGTAAGTTGGCACCGCGCAAGGGGATTGACCCCAGCGTTGCGGCTGCAAAGTTGCTGCTTGAGCGCCTGGCAAACGATACGCTCTAACAGCCCCGCTACCGCAGCCCCGCCACCTTTGAGTGCGCCCGCTGCAGAGTAAGCCCGCTAGGCGAGCACGATAGTAAAAAAACATAGAGAATAGGAGAATAGAAATGTCTGATATTAGGAATCTGCACGAGAAGAGTGCAAGCCTTTTGACTGAAGCGCAGTCAATCGTTACTGACCTTGCTTCAAAGGGCGAAGCCCTTGAAGGCGAGTCACAGGTTCGTTTTGAGAAGCTTACCGCTGAGGCAGCAACTGTTGCCCAGGCGATTCGCTCCGAAAAGGAAGCCACCGAAGCCCGCACCGCTGCTGACGCTGCTCGCGCAGAGTTTGCTGCTGTGATTGCTCCGGCTGCTGCAAAGGTTGACGCTGATGAGAATGCAGAGCTCCGCGCTCTTGCTCGCAACGGCGGCACACGCACCTTTGAGTACCGCGATGTTACGAAGTCAACGGGTCTGGGCAATCCAGTCACCATTGCTGACCGTGTGAATGTTATCGCAGGGGCCTACAACCCCTTCCTAAATCCAGAAATCGTTACGGTTATTCGCGCAAGCACCGGCAACACCTTCAGCATTCCACGCGTCACGGCGCTTGGCACTGCTGGTTCAGTTGCTGAAGCTGGCACAATTGCTGAGTCTGACGGCACGCTTTCAAAGCTTGACCTCAGCCCGGTAAAGTGGGCCACCCTCATCCAGGTAAGCGATGAGCTCGCAAACGATGCGGCCTTTGACCTTTCCGCGATGATTGCAGACAAGTGCGGCCAGGAAGTGGCCGTAGCGCACGGCGCGTTTGCTGGCACAGCAATTGCTGCAGCTGCAACGGTTGGCGCAACGGGCTCAGGCACCGTTTCGGTAAATCCTACATTTACCGATTTGGCGAAGCTCAAGGCCAGCGTTAACCAGGTTTACCGACGCTCGCCAAAGGCTGGCTGGTTGATGAATGACACCACGCTTGGTGTTGTAACGGGTTTGGTTGACACTGCTGGGCAGCCAATCTTCCGCCCAGGTGATGCAAATAACGCTGACCGCCTCCTTGGCGCGCCAGTTTATTCTGCAGCACTCATTGACCTTACAGATGACACCGCGGGTGCGATTCTGTTCGGCGCGCTTGACCAGATTGTGACCGTCCTCGCGGGCGGCGTGCGAATTGATGTTTCGCGCGAGTACGCATTCAACCTTGGGTTGGTTTCGTACCGCTGCGAAGTTCGCGGTGCTTCGGGTCTTGTTCAGGCTTCGGCTGTCAAGAGCTACAAGAGCGCGAATGTCTAATCTCTAAGAGTTAGAGATTGATGACGAAAGGGGCTGGGCGAAAGCCCAGCCCCTAAGTCTTAGAAAGGAAAACTAAATGCTAGTGCGAATGCTTGAGCGAATCCTTGGCACACGCAACGGGGTTGCCTGGCCGCCACGCGGCGGGGTGATTGACTTGCCTGACGCAGAGGCTCTAGCACTATTCGCGCACGGATACGCACAGCCCGTACCCCCTGCTAAAACCCCCGCATTTGCCCCTACGGAGCCCGTAGAGGCGGCTGTAATCCACGAGGCTAGGGAGAGTGCCACCGTTAAGCGCACCAAGAGGGGGAAAAGCGCCCAATGATTCAACACCTGAGCAGCCGGCAAATGAGCGTAGGCACGGCAGCCGCATCAGTCTGTGAGGGCTATGTGGCAGGCACTGAAGTGCACCTGCACGCGCTGGCTAATAACTCCAAGGATGTGCTGATTGGCGCAAGCAATCTCACGCTTGCTAATGGGTTTGTGCTGCGCAAGGGTGAGCACATTACAATTAGGCTAATGGAGCGGCAGACCCTGTATGCTATCGCAGAGAATAACGGTCAGATTTTGACCGTACTTGAAGTTGGGGGTATTTAATGAGCTACGCAACGCTGGCAGAATTCAAGAGCGCTATTGGGATTGGCACCGCTGACACCACTGACGATGGCGCGCTGCAATCTGTGCTTGACGCAACTGATGCGCTGATTGACCTTTACACAGACCGCAAGCAGGGCTTTGGCACTGCAACTGAAACGCGCTACTACACCGCCGGTGATTGGTCATATGTGTTGACTGATGACATTGTGAGTGTGAGCCAGCTGCAGACTGATGATAACGGTGACGGCACTTACGAAACCACCTGGACGGCGGCAACGGATTATGTGCTTGCCCCGCGCAATGCTGCGCTTGATGGCTGGGCATACACAGAGATTGACACCAGCACCGCTGCGCCTAAAGCATTCCCAGTTGCGGTATATCTTGGCGTGAAGGTAACGGGTGTATTTGGATGGCCTGCAGTTCCAAACGCAGTGAAGCAAGCCGCGATTATTCAGGCTGGTGCTGTGTGGTCATCTAGGACAAGTCCATTCGGCATTATTGGCTCGCAGGAGCTGGGTGGAATTTTGCGCCAGACACGCGCACTGCATCCTGAAGCCCAGGTGTTGCTTGATGGATTCCGCAAGCGGGATGGGTTGGCGCGGTGAGCTTCAACGATGTCACCATTATCAATGCGCTCGCAGCGCACCTAACGGCGGCAACACCGCCTACCGGCTACACGCTGCGCACGGTGCACGCATACCCCCCAGATAATCTTGCGGTGGTGCCAGCAGTGGTGATTGTTCCAGCTGATGACAGCGTGAGTTACGGCGCTGCCAATAGGCAGGTAACGCTTAACCTTGCGCTTACTGTGTACCTACAGCCTCAGGCTGATATGGGGCGTAAGTATCAAGACCTGATGGCTTGGCGCACCTGGCTGCGTGATTGCCTCATTGACGGGGTAACGCTTAACGGCACTGATGCGGTGGCGCAAGCCAGCGTGACGGGCACCAGCATTGGAAATGACCAATGGAATGAGATGGATTACCTAACCGTGACAGCCACCGTAGAGGTGTCAAGCGTGGAGGCGATTAATGCCACCGCGTAAAGTAACTGAAAACTCAGAGCAGATTGAAGTGCAGTATGTTGAAGGCTCGCTCGCTAGTGGAGAGTTTGTAGGCGGGTTACCGCTTGACGGCTCTACAATCAGCGTGCCTGCTACTATTGCTCAGGCGTGGATTCAGGCGGGCGTTGCCAAGCCTGTAAATAAGACAGCCGCACCAGCGGCTATTGAAAAGGAGTTTGAGTAATGCCAGCAGCCAGCGCCGGTAATGTGATTTTTAGCAAACTGGTGGCCTTCAGTGAAGCCACCCCAGGCACCACGCCAACGCTCACGAGCGGCGGGCGTAAGCTCTTGGTCAGCCCAACTGGGATGCTCACCACGGGCACCACAATTGAGCTTGGCGCTGAGCGCAGCGTTGCGCTCCGAAATCCACTCATTGCAACCACCGGCACAATCGTTAGCGTTGAGCCTACGCTGAGCGCAAGCGTGCCAGCAGTCAGCGTTGGCGAGCTCCCAATTTGGCTATCAATGACAAAGACCGTAACACCAAGCGGCACGGCTGCGCCATATGCGTGGGATTACTCATATTCAATGACCGCTGCCAATGACCCTAAGAGCTACAGCCTTGTGGCAACTGATGGGCAGCAGCAGTATGTGGTTGATTACTGCCTTGCGGAGTCAATCACCATTGCGGCAGACCGCAGCGGGCTGACAAACCTAAGCGCCAATCTGTTTGGTCAGGAAATCACCAAGAGCAGTGCAACGCTTGCTGATGGCACGCCAACTTCACCGTTTATGGCTGGGCGCTTGTGGAATGCCTACCAAAGCGGCACGGCATTCCCAGGCACCGCATCAGGTACGGCCTACCAGTATCTGCTTGATTTCTCACTTGAGTTCAATGCTGGTATCACTAAGCAGGCATACCTTGCGGGCACCACAGTGTTTAGCACGCATAGCGAGAGCAACCCATTCACGGGTACGCTCACAATGACGGTGAGCAGCACGGCTTCAGCTGTCAGCGTTTGGTATGACGCATACCAGGCAGCCACACCTGTTGGCGTGCGCCTGACTTGGACAAACGGAACATACACCGCCCACATCCTTGCTATGGTGGTGCCAACCGAAGTGCAGCCAATGGCTGGCGCTGAGGATGGGCTAACTACGATGGCGGTAACCGGCACGCTGGTGTATGACGCTACGAGCGCCAAGAGCCTACAGATTATTGTGAATAGCGATTTGAGTGCCTTGCCATAAGGCTAGGCTTATAGGGGAGGGATTGAATGGCACAGAGCAAGCCGCAGTTTCGTACCGTTGATATCGTGCTGCCAGCACCTTTTGAGGGCTGGACAGCCACGATGAAGGCAGAGGGCGTGAGCGCCCGTGTGCTGATTGAGCTGCAAAGCAATGACAGCGCACGAGCAATGAAGGCGCTGGGCAGCCTTATCGTGAAGCACAATTTCCTTGACGATGCTGGGCATCCTGCACCCGATGTGCTTGATGCGCCAATGGATGCCCTCACCGCAACGGTGCAGGCGTGGAGCGATGCGGTAGCAGCACTCCCCCCGCGGTAAGGCTGGATGCGCAGCGCTTAGCTGCGGGTAGGAGCATCCAGCCTCATCCACTAATCGTTGCGCACCTGATTGGCAAAGAGTTTGGAATACCGCCTCACGAGGTTATGGATTGGGATGCCGGTGATGTGCTGCGCACTTTTATGCTGATGGCAGACCTGCAACCAAAGGAAGGTATAAAGCGTGGCTGAAGGTGGCATTAACTTTACGCTGAAGGTTGACCCTAAGTTTAAAGCATACGAGCTTGGTTTTTTAGAGGGCTCAAACCCAACTGCCTATAGGCGGTTGATGTCATTTGCCACAGTCAACGCTGCCCGCACATATTCCAAGCCAATTAAGGATGCCGCTCCACGCGGCAAGACCGGCAACTTGGCTGCTGGCGTAAAGGCGAAGGCGGGGCGATATGCCAAGCCAAGCGCAGTGGTAGGGCCGCTCTTTGCTGGGCGGGGTTCCAAGAAAAACCCTTGGTACAGGTGGATAATCGTGAAGGGCACGAAGGGTCAGCGTAAAACTAAAAAGGGCGTGTTTGCTGTCAAGCCAATTACACCTAACCGCTTTGTCAATAAGGTGGTGGATAACAGCAGCAATGAGCAGAAGGCTATTGATGCATTCCACAATACCGTGGAAGCCTTTTTCAATAACGATGTGTTCAGGGGTAGAATTCTGCAGTTCAGGCGCGGCGGGCAGCTCGCAGGTATGGGCACCACCGCAAAAGACTTTTTCGGGATGATTGGAAGGCTGGTTAAATACTAAATGGCAAGCGCAACTAGTTCAGCAGTATTCGCCATCATTGCCAAGGATGCGGCTAGTGCCGTAATGGGCAGGGTTGGAAAGTCTATGGGTAGGCTGCGCTCTGCCGCAGGCACCGCCTTTAGGGTGATGGCAGCCGGTGCGGCTGCTGCAGCTGCAGCCATTGGCGCGCTCGCTATCTCTGCAATTAAGAGTGCGGCAGAGGATGAGAAAGCCACCATTCGGCTCAATGCCGCACTGAAGGCGCGTGGCTTTGAGCTGGACACGCTGAAGCCAAAGATTGATGAGCAGATTAAGGCATTCCAGCGCCTGGGTATGACTGATGACGATGTGCGCGCTGGGCTTGAGGTTGGCAGCCGATTCTTTACTAAACAAAACCAGCTGCTCAAGGCTAACGCAATTGCGGCGGATATTGCCGCGGCAACAGGAAAGGATGTTAGCACCGTAATGATGGCGCTTGGGCGTGGTGCTCAGGGAAGCACCCGCGGGCTTGCGGCGCTAGGAATTGTGGTAGAGAAGGGCGCAAGCAAGCAGGATATTTTGCGCGCAGCCAGCGAAAAATATGCAGGCGTTGCAGATGAGATTGCAAACAGCACAGCAGTAAAGTTTGAAGCTGCGCAGATTCGGTTGAATGAGGCAATGGAGGAAATGGGCGCGAAGCTACTGCCAGCCGTAAATGGTGCGCTTGACTTTCTCACCACCAATGTGCTGCCGATTGCAGAGGAAGCGCTAAGCGGGCTTGGCGATGTAATTGCCGATACGGTTGCGAATATGACCGCACCAGGTGGGCTCACTGACAGCGTTGGCAAAGTGGTTGGCTCAATCATTGATGACTTTAAGCCAGAGCTTGAGGCTGCCGCCGGTGCACTTATCGGGCCTAATGGCTTGCTTACAGCCGTTGGAAAACTCATTGGCGCTCTTTGGGGTGATGGTGACGGCGCACTGGCTGGTGCATTCAAACTGCTGGGCAAGGCAATTGAGGCAGCTTTTGCCCTTGCCAAGCCATTCTTTGACGCGCTGACTTGGCTGGTTAACAATATTGCAAGCGTGATTGACGCGCTCAATAAGTCATCAGGAGCGCCAGCGGTTTCAGCACGAACAGCTGCGCAAAACGCAGCCGCGGGAAGCACCGCATTTGGGCTTGGCGCTTCAACGGGCGGGGGTAGCACTACCGTTATGACAAACATTATGCTTGATAAAAAGGTGGTTGGGCAGGCAGCCGCATCCTATCTTGGATTGCTTGACCCTAACCCGCGTCGCACCTATCCATAATGTCAAACCCGTATTCAGTAACAATTGCTGGTGTGGGCGGCGGCACCGCAAACCTGCTGACGCTGCCAGCCTCAACCGCTGGCACCACCCCATACATTGAGCTTGGCAGCCTAAGCGCAACTGTTAGCGCTGATGGTGGCGGCAGAATGTCATTTGATGTTTTGCAAACTGAAACCCCCATTGCTGGCCCTTGGTGGAAGTCTGGCAACATTCCCGATAATGCGCGTGTTCAATTTCTAGACACACGCTATTCCTCAGGTACGGCACTTTTTCTTGGGTATATCACCGGCATTGATGCAGAGATGTTGGGCAGCGGGTTTGGCACGAGGGCAAGGGTTAGCGTTGCCGACGCTGACGGCTGGCTTGCAAAAACATTGGTCAGAAAGTCATACACCGGCACAGACATTTACCAAACAGTGGGTTCATTTAAGCAGAGTGGCAATAGCCTTACTGACCGTGACCACATTAATGCTCTGCTCGCCAGAATCCACAACCAGGTAAACGATGCAACCACGCGGCAGATTCTAGACACCAGCGTTATCACTGGCAGCACTCGTGCCGTCTATTCTGGAACAGCCGTAACGCTTGGCACGCTGGATTTCAAGCCAACTACTCTAACCAGCGCAATTAGCCAGATTTCAGAGGAAGCAAGTGGGATAACTGGCACCCCATACAATTTCTATGTTGATGGAGCTGCGCGCCTAAACTATGGCCCCATTACTGTGCCAGGCACGGCTACTGCGCCAGCCGAAATCGTCACTGACCCTACGGCTGCGCGCACTGGAAGCGCTGGTACTGCCACGCGCCTGCTCGCGCACAATCTTTCCGTGACCCTAGACCACGATGCCATTGTGAAGGGTATTTTTGTGCAGGCAGCAGACTCACGAGCTGACCGCGATGGCAATGCAAGACCTATTACCAATCAGCCATACTTTCGCACCTATAACGGCGGCACGCCATTTATCGGCTCTGGGCTTACTGCGCGCACTGGCCCGCTCCCGCAAGAGGTGTTTAGCGCGCCAAAGGTGGGCGGCTTTGGGCTGAGCGCTCGCTCCAATAAGGTGCAGCGCCTCACGCGAGGCACAATGCAGGTGCGCTCAAAGCCGGTGCGCACCGTTTCCTTTAATATTTCTGGTGCTAACCTTGCACAGACAGCAAACCCAAATTGGCAATATGGGCTGGTGCAGGGCTACTCATCAGCAGGCTCTCTGGTGTCTGCTTGGCTGCCAGGCCAATTTGTGAAGGTGACCGCTTTAGAGCTTGACCTTAATGAAATTCTGCGCATTGCAAGCGTCACCTACTCTTTTGAATCTGGCGGCTCTTATCAGCTGCGCGTAGGTGTTGAAGCAGAATACACAAAGCGCAGCGCGGTTGCTGCGCTGCTTGCAAAGTTTGGAGGTAGATAATGGCAGAGCGATACGGCACAGACCTAACGGCGCTTGGAGGCTACGAGGGCGGCGTAAACAGCGAGCAGGGTGCAGCGCTCGTCAGCACGAGCAGCGCTGGTGAAACAGCCCTGCTATTCGGGCCAGCCGCGCTGCGCGAGATTCAAGCCGGTGTTGCCAATGGTGACTTTGCCATTGCGCCTGATGACTCAACTGGAACTATCACCGCTGAGAATCCGCTGCCCTACTGGACATTCACCGATGTAAACAGCGCTGGCGCAATCACCTGCGCCATCGTGCCAGACACTGGCGTTGGCTCAGGCAATCTGCTCAAGTTTAGTGTTGCCAGCGGCACTCTGACTGGCAAGAGCGCAACGCTCACACGCTACATTCCTGTTGCATCGTCAGCCTCTCGCTCATTCTCTTACTACCTTGAGGCTTCATTCCTAAACGGCTCAGCCGCGCCTGAGGGTACTGAGGCAACGGTGCAAGTATCTGGTCAGTTTTACGAGCAAGACCAGACCACAACAACCGGCTCAGCATTTGTTGGAGCCGCTGAAACATTTAGTTTTTTCGCCTCGCCATCCGCAAGCGGCATTGTCGCACCAGATTTCTACGCGGCAACGCCTGACCTTGACAACACCACAGTGCCAGCGGCGGCGGCATTCCTGAAAGTCACGGTCACTATTGCAACGGTTGCGACGCAGACCGCAACCAACGAAATCAGTCTGACTGAGGTGCGAGCAACGAACGGACTCCCTGAACTGCTGCTCACGGATAGGACTCAGCCAGACATTCACGGCCCAGCACTTATCACCGCTGACTTTGGCGAGTTGGGACTTAGGTCAGGCAGTGGCGATGGAACCATTGACCTTGGCGCTGACACCAACATTTTTGGCGCAGACAGCGTGAACATCAACACCAGCGGCGATGTGTCAATAAACGCAGAAACTGGCGTTTTCATCACGCAGAGTAGTGGAACCGTTGCTGGGCGCATCAACTCAGGCAGTCTGCGCCTATCTGACACCACCGATGCAAGCCTGAGCAGCACAGGTCACGCATTTCAGATTGGCGCGAGCAGCGGCGCGAATCTTCGGATGGACGGCAACGAGATTATGGCAATCAGCAACGGCGGAACAGCAACGCTGCTACTACAAAACGACGGCGGCCTCACGCGCGCAGGCGGCGGTTTTGCGGTCACAGGAAACATTGACGCTACAGGGTCAATCGCCTCGGAAGATTTGATTCAGGCTCTCGGTGTGTTCCGCACCATTCAAGCCTCAACGGGCGACAACGCATTCACGGCACGAGTAACTGGAGAAGGAACCCCACGGTTTGCGATTTTCTGTAACGGAGCGATAGAGTGGGGCGCAGGCGGCGCACGCGACCTTAACCTGTACCGCTCCGCCGCAGGCGTCCTGAGAACTGACTTTGACTTGGATGTCGGAGGGTATCTCACTTGCGACGATGGCGCGACCTTTAACGCACTCATTCAAGGAACAAACATCAGTCTAGACGGCACGCAAGGATTGAGGCACAACACACCTGCAACCACCACACAAACATCTAGCGCAGCAATCTGGGTGGTTGTGTCCAGCACGAACTATCAACTTCGCCGCAACACATCCTCAGCGCGCTACAAGACAAACATCGTTGATGCGGACGAGGTGGTGCTTGACGCAGCGCGTAAAGTCAAGCCGCGCCACTATGAATCCACGATTGAGGATGAGGCTGGCGCGACGCGCTTGGGCTTCATTGCAGAGGAGATTCACGAGGCTGGGCTGACGCACGCTGTAGGGTATGATGCTGACGGCAAGCCAGAAACGCTTGACCCTGTAGCACTGATTGCGGCGCTCTGGCACCGCGTGAATGACCTTGAAAGCAGACTGAGGGAGTTAGAGAAATGACCGCAAGCCAAAGCACAGAGATTCTGAAGCGGCTAGACCGCATTGAGCGTGACCTTACCGAAATCAAGGTAGACCTTGCAGAAAGCAGGGGCGCGTTGAAGCTCGCTAAGGGCATTATTTTCCTATTGGGGATGACCGGCTTAGGCGGCTTGCTTACTTGGATGCAGGGGCAGGGCAAATGATTCTAAAAGTACGCTCCCAGCTTGGCTTGGCAGAGCGCCTTGGCGTAAAGGCTATGGATGATTGCGGCCCTGCAAGCCTTGCAACCGCAGCTACCGCCCTTGGCATTGATACAAACACCAAGGCAGCGCACAAGGCGTGCGCGCAGGCTGGGCGTGTAGATACGCCTACCGGCGCAGAGGGCACCAGCGCAAAGCAGGTGCGCGATGCCGCAAAGATTCTGGGGCTGAAGGCACGCATTGTTTATGACTGGAGCGAGGCGAGCAATCAGGTAAAGGCTGGCAGCATCCTCATTCTGAATATCCAAGCCAGCCAAAAGGTAGTGCCAGACCGCCTACGCTCAAAGTGGCAGCGCGATTACTGGCGCAAGCAGCCGCTGGCAACCTACGGGCACTGGGTGGTGCTGGCATATAGCAATTCAACTTGGGAGTATGCGTGCCCTACAATGAAAGAGGGCGTTGCGGGGCGCTGGGCTACACCTGATGAGGTGAAGGTGCTGCGCGATAGCAAGGGCAATGCTGGGTTTCCAACACCGCCCGCAATGGTGTTGATTAGCAAGAGGGGAGCCGCGTAATGAATCCGATTATTAGTGACCTATTGAATGCGCTGATTGTGGGCTTGGTGCCTGTAGCAATTGGTGCGCTTGGCTATCTGGGCAAGCAGGTGATTGACTTTTTGCAGGCGCGTATGAGTGCTGAGCAGTTTGGAATGGTTGAGGCGATTGCCCGCACGGCGGTGCGCTCCATTGAGCAGACACTTGGCACAGAGGAAGGCGAAGCCAAAAAGGCAGCCGCCCTTGCGCTGGTGAAGTCTGAGTGCCTAAAGCGTGGCTACAAGCTGGACGATGAAGCCATTGGGGCGGCCATTGAGGCTGCCGTATACCAAGAGCGCCTGAAGCGCTAACCGGCAATGCCACTGGCACCACAAAAAACACCACCGCCCTGGGGGCGCTGTGAGGTGTGTGGATTGACCCAGCGGGTATGGAAAGCCAATGAGCGTATCGTTGCGCTAGGCGCTGGGTACGGGGTGGTTGAGGGCGAGGGCTACTGCCGCGATTGCATTGCGCTGGCTGTTGAGCTGGCAGGCTCAGAGGATATTGACTAAGCAGCCCTGAGAGGCTGCTTGACCCCCGCCCGTACCCTCCTCACGGGCGGGGGCTACCCTCCGATTGTTACTATTCAGCCTGCATAAAAAATAGCCACGCAACAGCCGTTGCAAACGCTTGACAAGCGTTGCAGGGGGGTATACCTTAGGGGAGTCAGGGAGTGAATCCACCAAACGGTGGGCCTGATAGAGGAGTGAAAATGAAAAAGCTTGGACGGTTTACAACACTTAAGCCGGTGCGCAATAAGGTTGGCGTTTACATCCCAAAGGGCGCATTGGTTGAGGTGGTGCGCGATATGCAAACCGGCGCGCACATTGCAATTCAGGATGGTTACCACCACCCAATTTGGGCGCGCGATGTGCAGCTATATATGACACCTGAGATTAAGGTGGTTGGCTGATGCGTACCTTCATTGCTGAGGCGCTGAGTGTGGCGCTGTTTATGTTTGCAATGGTGCTGCTACTAGCAGCGGGAGGGATGCAGTGAAACTGAACAGGGCTAACGAGCCGGTGGTGCTCACTGATATGCGCCCGCTCAGTGTGCCGCGCCTAGTGCGCGGCGAGCAGCGTGCAGACAGGTTGCGCTTTGTGGCGCAGCTACTCTTTGCGCTTGCTGGCTGGGTGTTTATCTATGCGTGGTTGAGTTAGTGCCGCTCTATGTGTATCAGTGCCCCGTATGCAAAGCGCTTGATGAGCGCCTGCAAACGATTGATGCGCCACTTACTCCGCGCTGTGAAAGGTGCGGGTGCTTTATGCCCCGCGTAATCAATGCACCAGCAGTGCAATACAAAGGCACAGGCTGGGCAAAGCAGGATAGAAAAAAGGAGGGGAAATAAATGGCAGCACCCGCAAAGGTGAAGCCAACGGTTGCGCCTAACCCTGATGATGTTGCGCTACTTATTTCCAAGCTTCGTGGGCGGGGCTTCCCGCACTACGGGCTTTCTGACGATGAGCGGCAAAGGGATTTCTCAACCTTCCTTGCATATGACCGCTCAGCACTTATTACTGATGGCGTAGTTTGGCAAACGCTTCACGCAATGGGGTTGCTGTGGTCATATTTCCCGCACCATTGGGCGATTAAGTGCGGCAAGATGCTGACCCCGCTTGATATCTGGGAGGATGAGGCGCTTTTTCGTAGGGCAATCCTTTCACGCATTAAGTGGGGCGGCTATGACATTGCTGGCGATGGCACACCGGATATGACACCTGCACAGGTGCGCAAGGCTATCCGCACCGCGTCAGGTACCCAGCGTGTTTCAAACTTCAGACCCACAGCAGCGGCTGCTATCTATGACCGGTTTGCACAGGGGGTGGTATGGGATATGAGCTGTGGGTTTGGGGGCAGACTGCTTGGGGCGATTGCGTCAGAGCGTGTGACTGGGTATATCGGCACTGACCCTTCAGCTAAAACTATGGTTGGGTTGCGCCAGATTGCAGAGGATTTTGGCGGGAATAAGGCGATTGAGCTGCACCAAATTGGGTCAGAGGAGTTTACGCCAACCGCCGGCTCGGTATCTCTCTGCTTCACATCCCCGCCATATTTCAATACAGAGGCGTATGCGAATGAGGAAACGCAAAGCGCGGTGCGGTTTAAGACTGCAAGCGCTTGGCGCGATGGCTTCCTTAGGCAGACACTGCGCAACTGCTATGAGGCATTAGAGGAAGGTGGGCATATGGTCATAAACATTGCTGATGTCAAGAGCTACCCAGAGCTGGTGTTTGACACTGAGGCGCTGGCGCTTCACATTGGATTTCGTCAGCTGGATACGCTCAGGCTGGCGCTCTCAAGTATGAATAAGGGCGGGTTTAAGTTTGAGCCAATTTTGGTATTTGTAAAGGAGGGAAAGTAAATGGCAAGAGTGTTTGAATTCGTGAAGGCCGCGCAGCGCTCACCTGAATGGTTTGAGTTGCGCAAGGATGGAATCACAGCAACTGATGCGGTGGTGATTGCAGGGCTGTCACCCTACAAAACCCGCTACGAGCTGTGGGCACAAAAGAGCGGGCTGATTGGCGAGCAACCAGCAGGTGAGGCTGCCACCCGCGGCATCCTGCTTGAGCAGGCTGTGGCTGATTGGTACACGCTAGAAACCGGCAGGAAGTTGAAGCGCAGCAATGGCATTGTGCGGCGCATTGATATCCCGTGGGCAATGGCAAGCCTTGACCGCACGGTGGTTGGTGAGCCTGGTTTGGTGGAGGTGAAAACCAGCACTAGCAGCCGCTGGCAGCTGTACCCCGTGCCGCCTGAGTATGTGGCACAGGTGCAGTGGCAGGCATTCTGCACAGGCGCACCGTGGGTTGATGTGGTGGCGCTGCTAGGCGGCTTGAAGTTTAGGTGTGAGCGCGTAATGGCTGACCCTGAATATCAGCAAGAGCTGTACCGCAAGGCAGTTGAGTTTCGTGAGTTGATTGCCAGCGGCAAGCCGCCAGAGGTAATTGGCACAGACTCAGACACGCTGGCAAAGGTGGTGCCGCAAGCCAGCGATGAATGGGCACACGCTGATGACGGCATTGAGCGCGTGGCTGAGCAGTATGCTGACGCGCTCTATGAGAGCAAGCTGGCTGATGAGCACCTACAGAATCTGGCAGTGGTGATTAAGGAAGCCATTGGGGATAAGGTGGGAATCACCGGCAGGGGCTGGTACGCCAGCTGGAAACAGAATAAACCCAGCCGCAAAGTAGATTTCAAAGCGGCGCTGGAGGCGGCAAAGGTGCCTCAGGAAATCATTGAAGGCGCAACTCAGGAAGTACCTGGGGCGCGAGTGTTTAAGTTTAAGAGGGGGGAATGATGAGCAAGGAAATTGCAGCGGCGCTTAGCGCGCCATTTGAGGCTAAGGATTTGAAGCAGCGCCCAGGCAGGGCTGGTTTAGTGTTCACATACGCTGACGCTCGTGCCGTGGCACAGCGGCTTGATGATGTGCTGGGAATCGCTGGCTGGCAGTTTGAGGTCAAGGTGGCTGACCCTGCTAGGTGCGTGGTGCACGGCAGCTTGGCGCTGGTGATTGATGGCAGCACCACAATCCGCCAAGATTATGGCTATCCCAATGGGCCACAGGATGATGAGCCGCTTAAGTCAGCGGTGAGCGATGCGCTCCGCCGGTGCGCGGCACAGGTGGGCGTTGGCAGGAGCCTTTACAGCCCCGATAAGAGCGCTGGGGCTATCAAGCCCCAGCCTACGGCTGCACCAGCCGTTAGCGTTGCGGAAAAGGGCAAATACGGCGATTTTAGCGAGGGGGTCACAGCCCCTTCAAATGATGACCTGCTGGCAGTGAAGGCTGCAATGATTTTTGCAGAGTCAACCACTGACGGCACCTGCAGCCACGGGCAGGCTTGGAGCCTGAAGCCAGGTGGCGTGAGCAAAGCTACGGGCAAGCCCTATAACCCATTCTGGGCGGCGAGCCACAAGGCACCTGATGGCTCGTGGTGCAAGGATAAGCCAAGCAATCAGTGGGTAGCAGCCCACAGCAAGCCAGCGGCACCGGCACTGGTGCCTGAGGATACGCTTGAGGAGTTGCCTTTTTAGGCATCAGCAACGGGTGGTGGCGGCGGGTTACGCCACCACCCACAAAACAGGGAGGGAATAAATGGCACAAGGCGCGTGGATTAAGTTGAGCGTGGGATGGGATGAGGATGAGCGGATTGCGGTGCTACCACCGCTGGCGCAGCTCACCTATCTCAAGGTGCTGACGCGGGCGAAGCGGCAGCGCCCTCAGGGGAGCTTTGGCAGCATTGAGCATTTGCGCACTTTGGTGCCTGCTAACCTGCACAAGCACTTACCAACATTGGTGAAGGTTGGGCTACTTTTTGAGTCAAATAAAAGAATTTGCGTAGACAACTTTTCTAAATATCAAGTAGACCCTAGTGCAACGGAGCGCTCAAACAGGTTCAGAATGGCGCAACGCAACGGTTTTGCAACGCAAATGCAACGCACTGAGAGAGAGAAAGAGAAAGAGAGAGAGAAAGAGAAAGACACTCTTACTAAACAGCCAATGCAA